TACGCTTGAATCATTCATTGTTGTACCATAACGCACACGCAATGTATGAATTTGGCTTACTGGTCCTTGCATTGGTTGTACACCAACTAATTCATTTGCAATTACAGTTGGCATAACACGACGGATGACAGGTAAAATTACACGATTAAGTGTAGCAACATTACCTGAAGCCGTAGATCCTACTGTAGCTGATTCAGCCAAGTATGATTTTGTATTTTCTAAAATTACCGCCATAGATGAACGCTTTGTTCCATTCAACCCTTCTAAAAGGGCATCTTTAGTCTCGCTCCAACGGCTTTCTAATAGTTCTTGTGACATTTGTTATATTCTCCTATTTGATGTCTTAAAGTCCTGCTAAACGTTTAATGTCAACGACATTATCCGCCATAGCTACTTCTTTTACTTTATTACCAGTTATTTCTCTTCTACTTTCAGTCAAAGTTCTCTTTTTGTGATTAACTTTAGTCTGTTTGTTTTCAAGAACTACTGGTAAGTACTTCTCAAAAGCGCCTGATAAACGAGATGTTTGTACGCTTTCTAATAAATTCTGCATAATTTCTGCTTTGTCTTCTTTAAGAGGACCAAGCAAATCATCCAGAACCTTAGCACGATGGTTACTTTCGGTAATCATACGCACTTCCTTGTTTTTACTCTCGATTAAGACTTTCGCCTTAGTCATTGTTTTCTTAGCTTCCGCCAGTTTATTATCCTTTGCTTTAACTTCGCTTTGTAATTTACGAACTTCTGCACTCTCATTTAAGTGAGTTGTTAAGAACTCAGTAGAGAATGCTTCATAAATTCTACGACCGAAATCATTTTCACGGGCAGATTTAATATCTTCCTGTAGCTGTGATAATTCACTATGGATTCGTTTAGTAACAACATTTTTAACTTTGGCAGATGATTCTGCTATAAAGTTATTTTTAAGTTTAGTAAGTTTATCCTTCGCCTCAGTGATCAGACGTACTTTAGCCTCAACTAAATCACGCTTATCTTCCGCAAATTCAACAACTTCTTTCGCTAATGACTTAGCAACGAATTGTTCTAACTTCTTAAACCCTTCTGTTTGTATCGATCGGTCTTTTCTCAATTCTTTAATTTCTTCCGCTAACTTAGTAACCATAAATTCATTAAACTTCTGTGAATTTTCAGCCATTTTAGCTTGGAACTTAACACGATCTTTAACCAAAGATTTTTTATCTTCTGCTAATTCTGTGATTTCGTTTTTAAGACCATCTGTTACCATTTTATCCAATGCTTCAACCATTGTTTCTTTGTCATGCTCGTAACGACCTGCGAATTCCTCACGAAGTTCCGCACGAATAGTTTCACGAGTCTCGGTTAGCTTTACTTCCCATTCTTCCTGGATAGCTACACGAGTATCATCATTCACTAAGTCGCTTTCAAGCAGTGGTTTTAATGCATCTAACATAATGTTTTTCCTTTTTACCATTATAACTTGCTTTTAAAAACAAGCATATTAATACATTTATTTATGTACCAATTCCTCACAGATTCTTCATATAACGAATCTGTTTAATTCGTTTACACAATTGCTTGTGTCATATTTTAAGATCCTTAATTAAGGATTTTAACCCTTTTTCTAAGTATCTCTGTGCAGTTAAACTCTCTCTTGCATCAGTTGCCATTTCTAGCATCTTATGTCCACCATTCATATTCAACAACCCTTCATAAATGGCAGTTGGATATGCACCTGGTGCACTCGGCTGTGCCACAACATCCACTGTGACTATTTCAAAATCACTGACATTTCCATTAGATTCATTGACATTGCCACTCCCTCTACTAGAAACACCTAATTTAACACCCGCACCTAACATAGTTTCAACTAACTTACCCATTGGGGTAGGCAAAATCTTTAACTTACCAAAACCATTTGCACCATCCATCCACATTTCTGTGATCATATGACTGACACGGTCAAGGTTTACTTTTAAATCTTCTGGATGATCTAATTCACCCAATACTGAATATCCACCCTGTATCTGTTCATTAATAGTTTTTACAGCACTACCAATTTCATTCACAGGGTAAACACGCTGATTAGCGTTCTGGACATCGCCTTGTATACACATACCTTTCATAAAGAGTGATTTTTTGTCACCTTCACCACGTGATTCAACTACTATACTAGCAGCATCATATGATAAATTTTCCTGTAGGTAAGCCATTATAAATTATCCTTACTTGTTATTCTGTTTAGCGATTGATTTAACGCTATCACCTTTCTTCTTAGAAATACCCTTGGAAACTTTTTGCAATGGTTTAGCCTCAGTGTTTGCAGTAGTTAAAGAACCAACTGATACTTTACCACGACCTTTCTCTTCTGCTGATCCAGCTTTTACTGGTTTAGCACCATTTGTTCTTCCTTTTCCACCTGCATTATTTGCATTGGTTGATTTCTTATTAATAGAACCTTCCTCAGATGTAGTTGGTTTTGGTGCAGGTTTTAATGCTGCGCCTTCAAAAAACCCTGGGTTGGTTGATTCTTCAAATTCTTCTTCGTCATCCAATGATAATTCATCACTAAATTCTTCATCACCGAACTCTTCGCCTTCCTCATCATCTAATGATAATTCATCACTAAATTCTGCATCACTAAATTCTTCTCCACCTTCTTCATCACCCATCAAATCATCGAATTCAGCCATTAGTTCATCAAGTTTATCCTCTAGATCAACAACGCGGTCTTCTAAATCTTCTGAATCTACATCGCCTTCTGGTGCACCCATTTCAATATCAAATTCACCTTCTTCTTCATCTCCGAAATCTTCATCACCCCCGAATGCTATTTCATCAGCTTCACCATCATCACCCCCGAATGTCATTTCATCGTCATCCTCATTGATTTCATCAGCTTCTACTTCTTTTTCAACGTCCTCAACATCTTCGTCATCAATCTTGTCAGCTTGCATTAAATCCTCGTAAATATCACGACTCTTATCTACCACGATCTGGTGAAATAGATCAGCTGCTTTGTTCTCTTCATCATTAATTACATATTCAATTAACTTTTCAAATTTATTCATTTCGTTTTTCCTTTAATTTGTGGTTTAATTCGGACACCACAAATTATTTGGGTGTGCCAGTACTGTTCGTTGTATTTACAATAACTTACAAGATTTGGGTAGATAAAGCATTAAAAATGGTATAAAACATTAATAATTGGCTTATTTTTTAAAATTGAGGGGGTGCTTCGGCTGGAACAGCATATTGCCGTTGTACCTTTTTGAGTTTTTCTTTGAATTCAAAATTTCTTACATCATTCATCTGACGCAATTTATTAATTTGTTTTAGGGTGAGCCTAGTCTTCCGTAAATCATCTTTTGTGACTTTACTTCCATCATCTTCCACATCCTGATAACCAGGAATACCTTCGCCATACATTTCATTTATTAACATAATTGTATTTATTAATTCTACCTATTCTATCAAATCAAGGTTCGTAGTTTATGTAATATAGTGCGAATGTTTGCTTTTGTTAAAAACATATGCTACCGGTATTTCATTTAATCCCAATAACCAAAATGCTACCATTCTATGTCTGCCTTCCATTATCAATTGCGTTGGATCTGCAATATCTACATATACAGGCAATGGCGATGCACCTGTATTGAGTTGATCCATTATCTTTTCGGTTCTTGCCGCATCACTGGGGTATTCATCATATGTACTATACATTTCCTTAATCTGAGTTTCAAAATGTGCAATTGGAACCATATCTACTTCTATGTGCAAGTTATCAACAGTTGTATCCATCCAACTAGCCACATCTTTAAGATCAGCGTATAGATGATCATTGTTACCAACAGTAACAATCTCTTCTATTATAAGTTCACTAACTCTCATATATATTAGGCAGGGGGTGGCACAGGTGCTTCTGGTCCCATATCACCTTCCATTCCATCTGGTCCCATATCATCTGACATCTCACCCATCATATCTAAATCATCAGCCATGCCAATATCGCCTTCCATTCCACCAGGCATCACACCAACACCACGTAAATCAGAACCCTCGGTTGGTACTTCTTCTACTTCCTTATTCTCTTCTGCCCATAGTTCATCATTCTTGGTCATATCTTCTTCTGATAAACCAAGATAGCGTTCAAGTAAAAAACGTTTACTCAAATATGGATATTGTTCTAGTGATGCAAATGTCCCTACCCTAGATGCATCTTGTTCAGTCTGTCTATAACTAGCAAAGTTTTGTGGTTCGCCAAATGATATGTCAAATAAACTAGCATCAATATTAAATCCACGCCAAGCCAAAAACATCTTGAACTCTTTATTAAGCATTTCACCAATAGCATTCTGTAATCTAATACAATACTGGTTGAATCTATACTCTTGTATTAATGCTGTTCCTAATCGCCCATCATTTACTGGTGCAGTATTATCCTCTGGTCCAGATGGCAAATAACTACTTGGTACTCTTAGACCACGTGCTAATTTATTGTTGAAATACAGTAGATCATTAATTGAATTCTTAACAAAAACCCCAGCACTTAGTGCAAATGTGTGATAATCATGATGTAATTCATCTTGGTCAATAGATAATGTGCCGACATCTATAGTGTCATCTAAATAAATTATATCAACAATTCTATGGTTCTTATACTCGGCGAATTCTTTAAATGTCTTGAAATTATCAATACCACATTTATTTAAATGGTTAATAACCTTATGTCTACTTGACAACAAATGATTATTATCTTTTAACTTTGAGATAAAATCATACTGTGACATCTGATTATCATATTGTGATATTAAATCATTCAATATATCATCGGGAACAATGTAAGAATGAATAAGTTTAAATGATTCCCATGTGTGATTCATTTGCTTTAATAACTTGTGCAAGTGCCTAACCGAGAATTTATCAACCTTGGTATTACTATGAACCTTAGTATTCGCAGCAGCATACATCTGCATAAATGTACTATTATTCCCAATAATAGACGTGAAATCACCGGCATGCTCTACTTTATGTGTCACATACAGAGTTGACACAAATTCATACATATCAGAATTAAACTTAATTTTTTGATCTTTAAATACACTATCATAGTACCCATCGGTTTGCCATCTAATAATATTAGCTTCTGTTATTTTTGCACTTCGGTTTTTCCATAATTCAGGGTTATCAATCTTTGATTTGGATTGTCCTGCCGAGATTTTATTACCATATTCTTGCCTAAAGGTGTCATCCGTTAGTAGTGCTAAGAATTTTTCGGTTCCTTTATACCAATTAGTTCGGCTGACTTGCTTTCTCTCTTCTTTTTCATTACTAGTCAAATTTTTATAATATTTCTTCACACCCACCGACCGTTTTTTATTAAGTGCATCAATTTCATCACTAGTCAGCGACTCATACCATCGTGATCTACCCTGTGTTTGTCGTTTTATGATGTCATTGTACTGTTCGGGATCATGTTCTTTTAAATAATACATTTTATCCCTTGCCGCGAGAGTACCCAATGCCTGTGCTTCTTTTGAAAATCCTTTATCCTGATGATACAATGTATGATCTGTGAAGTTCATCCATGTTAAATTAGCAGGAGAGTTATTATAACGATTAAAATCCTTATGGTGAATGGTGTTTTTTGAACTTGAAATATAATCTTCATCAAACACCTTTTCAGTAGAATATCCATTCGATCTCATGTATTTCGCTACTAACCTATGTGTATATACCCACTTTTTAGATTCGTTGTCATACACCATTTCATAGTCACGTTTTGCATGCTTAGATATTTCTTTATTCTTTGTATACAACGGAATCAAAGATTGTCCAATTGTTAAATCTTTGGCTTCAACAAACCCAATACCTGGCAGTGGTATCTTATGATCAGGAGTACAAACTATTTCTTCCCCATTATCTAATACAATTTTAAGAACTTTAGCATTTGACCTTGTTTTACCAGCCCATGATATCAATCCCGGCACAATTTTTCCAGTGATAGGATCACAACTATATGCCCACAACTCGTTCCCATCCTTCATTTCAGCTTCTATTTCAGAAATACTAAGATTGCGGTTATCTAATAATTTCACTTTGGTATCCAATGCAAAACAACCAAGATTGTCCCCGCCTGGCAATGTATCTACTTTAGAACCACGTCCTTCCGCTGATTGCGGGAAAAAATAATCTTCTTGCATTGAATTTTTTATGTAAATACCTGATTCTATTGCAAAAGTATGGTATTCATTATCAACATTTAAACACCCAGTGTCCATTGTTTCACGAAGGGGAACAAGTTTGGTCATCTTATTTGTGCTTTTAACCGCATGTTCAAATGAAATCAAACTATCATTAATTGATAAGTCTTTCGCTTCAACAAACCCTTTCCCCAAAACTGGAATTTTATGATCTGGGGTACAAGTTAATGTCTCTCCATTATCTAAATGTAATTTTAATACTTCTGTGTTTTTACGTGTTTCACCAGCCCATTTCACTTCACCTGGTACTACTTTACCCGATACAGGATCTGCACTATATACCCAATTTTCCTTACCATCATTATATTCTGCTATAACTTGCTGTAATGTCAGGGTTCTTCCATCTAACAATGGTATTCTTGTTTCTAAATCAATACATAATGGATTGTATGTAGCATCCAACATATTATCACCCTCGCCTGATTGGGTTGGTATTCTACGTTGGTGGATTTCATTTTTAACTCGTTCAACAAAACTCATTGCCATATGTGATGGCATATTACCTACATCGATGTAAAATACTCTTCGTTCAGGCGCACGTTGAACGCGATATATTAGAATAGCATCTTCCAATAGTTCTTTTTGTTTGTATACTTTGAAAATATTTTCAAGAATACTTGTACCAAAAGGCCAATTCAAGTCTAATCCTTCGGTTAAACTTAAATGAACAATATGTTTAGCATCTACTGTTGTTTCTCTTTGTGCAGCACCGAAGCGTGTTCCTTCACCAGCCACCGGATTTGACACTTGTTGTTGTTGTGGAGAAATACCGCCAGACATTGGTGTAATTCCAAAATCATCTGTGGTTTTTGTTGCCACTGATAAATTTTCAAAATTAGGGTTAATATCTTGTATTATGTATTGATCTGGTTCTTTGCCTTTGCTTTCATTAACAATAACACGCCCAACCTTGGACATGTCTACCCAGAATAATTCAAATGTTTCTGGGTCACGGAGAAATACCTGATCTCCATATTTTAGTGTATTCCTGAATAACTTAAATATACGTTTTTTGAATTGGTTTAATTTACACCATTGTTTTAAATTCTGTTCAATGAGTTTGACTTCATTATCAGTTGGTTTCTCGTGGTAATCAACA